GTCCTGTACGCCACCGAAGCGGACCTGAAGCTGGCGCTGTCGGGCACTGACAGCGGAACCGGCACGGCCGCCCAGCTATCGGATGCGCAACTGACCCTGGCGCTCACCGAGGCCAGCGATCGGGTCAGCATCTACTCCGGCCAGATCTGGGATGCGTCCTCTCCCCCGGTCACCCCGCCCCCGGTGCTTAGCTCGCTCACGCTCGATATCGCGGTGTTCTACGCCACCACCTACTACATGAAGAGCAAGGACATCGGGGCCACTCACCCGGTGTGGCTGAAGTACACCGAAGCGATGAAGATGCTTCAGGACGTGCGGGACGGCAAGATCAACCTGGCCATCTACCCACCGAGCCAGCAGGCGCAGGGCATCGGCGGTGCGATCAGCGGCCACGTGATCAACCGCATCCCGGACATCTTCACCGGGGAGGACTCCAACACCACCGTCGCGGGCGGGGTGCTGCACTCCGACGTGCCGCCGGAGATGGCCCACCCGACGATCTGGGACTACAGCGCCTACACGGAGTACGTGTGATGGGCGGCGACTTCCGGGAGCGGCTGGCCATCCTCCGCGAGCAGACCCACTGCCGGGAGGGACGGCTGGTGGGCAGCGTCACCGTCGATCAGGTCTACGCCCACTACCAGCATGAGCGTCTTGATTTGAGACACCCTCGCGGCGGTCACGCCTACTACCTGACGGAGCCGCTGCTGGCGCACGCCTTTGACTACGTGCAGTCGGTGGCGGGCAGCTACCTGGATGACGGCGGCGAGCGCGGGATGCGTCACTCCATGGAGCACCTGTCCGATGAGGTGGAGTTGCAGGCCCCGTGGGAGTTCGTGGACCTGTGCCGCTCCGGCCACCCGGAGGTCAGCCGGGGTGGCGTGCTGGTCTACGACCGGCCGCCGAAGGTGCACCGGCTGAACGCGGCCGAGCTACGGCAGAAGAACCGCTGGCGGTTCGCCACGCTGCCTGACCGGCTGAAGGGCTGGATCTACTGGCACAACACCGCCCGTGGGCGGCTGGGCCTGCCGCCGCCCCGGAGGCTGCCGTGACCGTGGCCCAGACCAAGGTGATCATCGACTGGCTCGCCACCATCGGGTGGGATGACAGCGAAGAGACGGGCTACCCGCTGCGCCCTGGCCCGCTGATCCTGGATGAGCCGGACAAGTGCGTGTTCATCACCGGGGGCGGCGGTCCCGGCTACACCACCGAAGAGCCCGCCACCGACGCGGCGGCCTTCCAGATCCGGCTCCGGGGGCCGTCCGATGACGGCTTTGAGGCCGAGGCCGCCGCCCAGGATCTTGATGACCTGATCCTGCACGCCAGCTTCCCGGTGCAGGTCGATGGCGTCTGGGTCACCACGTGCAACCGGCTCGGCAACGGGCCGACGCCACTCCCGGTCGATCCGGGGGACCTGCGGCACGAGTTCACCACCAGCTATGTGATCGTTACGGGAGTCTGAGATGGCCGCTGGACCACGGGTGACGCTTCAGCCGATCCCCCTCAACCTCGGTGCGGGCGGCAACACCTGGCTGACCTCCACGACGCCTGGCTACGATCTGGGCTCGCCGTCCGCGATCACCGCGTGGGGCACCGCGCTCGGTGTGATGGTCCCCAACCCGTCCGGCAACGTGATCCTCGGCTACGCCTGCGGAGCCACCCTGGCGGGCGTCACCCAGGTGCTTGTGGGGGACCTGGTGGGCAGCACCGGCCAGGTGCTCCCGGCCACCACGATGCAGTACACGATCGCCGCCAACACCTCCGGCTGGCTGGGTCCGTGGTCCCCGGCCACCTACAACATCCAGTCCCCCTCGGTGACCTACACCGGGGACATCAACACCCAGGCGCTTGTGGCCGCCGCCCAGGGGTGCATCGTGATCGACTTCACGACGATCACCACGCTGGCCGTTCGCGCCTACTCCCTCATCCCGATCCAGCCGTAGGAGCCCGACATGACTGAGCCCGACAGCACACCAGCGGCTCCCCCTGCTGCGCCACCACCGGCCCCTGCACCGGAAGCCCCGGCGGGCGGCCTGACCCCCGAGGAAGAGGCCGCGCTGGGTGCCCTGCTGGCCAAGCGTGATGCCGCCGCCGCTGCGGGCGGCACCGTCCGCATGAAGGTCAACGCCCCGGAGGGGACCACGATCACCCACGGGGGCGTCACCGTGGGCACCGATTTCAGTGACGTTCCAGCCAGCATGTCCGCCGCGCTGACCACGGCGGCGGGAGACGCGGGCATGGAGATCGAGCAGGAAGTGAGCTAACGCCATGCCAGGGCCACCGCTTGTCTACACCCCGCCGAACTACAACACCCAGAACGTGCTGTACGGGATCGGCATCCTGTTCACCGCGATCCCGGGGACGGCTACGCCGTCAGACCAGAACCTCGGTGTTGCCACGGCGTGGACCGGGCTCGGGTGGGCCTATGTCGGCGCGACCGAGGCCGGGCTGACCGTCACGTTCAACCCGTCCACCCAGGATCTCTACGTGGAAGAGCAGCCCACGCCTGTGATCGTGGCGGTGAGCACGGCCACCTTGCAGGTCACCTGCTCGCTGTCGGAAGAGACGCTGGGCAACGTAAACCTGGCGTGGGGCAACGGCGGCACGATCGCCGTCACCCCGGCCGGTGCGGGCCAGCCGGGCAAGTCGGTGCTCACCCTGTCCACCAACTTCCAGCAGATGGCGCTCGCGGTGATCGGCAAGAATCAGCAGGGTTACGCTCGGGTCCTGAACATCCCGAACGTCATGAGCGCGGGCCAGGTGCAGACGGCCTACCGGCGGGCGGCTCAGCAGCGGCTCTACCCGCTGACGCTGAACGCGATCTGCCCGTTCAACCAGATCTCCTGGACCGACCTCACGGCGGTGGCCACGAGCTAATTATCCAGCCGGATAACTAGCAGGCAGGAGAGCTATGGCGACATTCAACGCGGGCGACGTAGTTGAGCCGCTGGACTGGGATTTCACCGGCCGGGACAAGGACGGCCACGTGCCCAAGGGCTGGCCACGCGAGCTATCGACGGCCAAGGGGACGATCAAGGAACCGTCTGACCAGGCGATCGGCGTGTTTCTTGAGGACGTGCGCAACCTGTCCACCGACGCGGCCAGGCTGGATGCCCAGACTCGCAAGATGATTGACGACCTGAGCAGCAAGGACCAGGACCCGGACAAGTTCGCGGCGGCGCTGAAGGAACTGCCGGTGACCTCCATGATGACGATGATGGAGGGGATGGCCGAGGCGTTCAGCAAGCTGTGCTCGGGACACCCGACCAAGAATCAGATCATGGCCCTCCCCCTGCGGGTACGGGTGGCGTTTTTCAACTGGATGCAGCAAGAGGTGGTTAGCCCGGAAGCCGGGAGCGGCGGTGGGATAGCGCCAGTGATCAGCCTGCCAGCCGCAGCCGGAGGGTCATCCTCTACGTAGTCCGGCGCTACCTTGCCATGTCGGCCGCTGAGTGGGATGACACCCCCTGGCCGGTGCAGCGGGCGTACCTGGACGGGCTGGATGAGGATGAGAGTGTTCCCCTCAGCTTTGAAGGCGGCGAAGAGCGGCCGGAGATCTCCAACCTGCCTGCCAGCGAGCAGCCGTCCACCCGCCAGAACGTGGACGCCGGTATGCACGTGATCGACCTCACCGCGATGCGGCGATCCCTGGAAGCAGCCAGGGAGGGCGGTGACTGATGGCCTTTGACGCTGGTGCGATCGTCGCCCGGGTGGAGATAGACGAAGGGGCGTTCAACACCTCTATCGACCGGGTGGAGGCGCGGCTGGCCAGGCTGGCGGACAAAGAGATCCACATCAAGGTCGTCGCGGACTACGACCCCTCCAACACCGAGCGCATCCGGCGGGCGTTCTCTGACCTGGACCAGCGGATCACCCGCGACATGATCACCCGCCAGCGCTCGGGTGCCTCCGGGTCGATGTTCGGGATGCTCAACTCCATGTTCAGCCGGGGCGGCTCCCGGATGGCGCAGCAGCAGGCCGCCGCCAACGCCGCCCAGCAGGGCGGTTTCCTGTCCAACCTGATGGGCGGGGTCGGCCCCGGTGTGCTCGGCATCGGGGCCAAGCCCGCCCTGATCGGCGCGGCCGTCCCGGTGGCCGGGGCGCTGCTGCCGAGCCTGTTCGGGGTCGCCGGTACGGCGCTCGGCGGCGGGCTGGGGCTCGGCGCGGCCGGGTTGCTCGGGATGCAGGTGGCCCAGCCCGCCGCCCAGCTTGCCCAGGCCCAGCAGCAGGCCCAGGCCGCGATGAAGGCGGCGGTCACCCCGGCCCAGCAGCAGGCCGCGCTGCGGCAGATGCAGGCGGTCAATCAGCAGGTCGCCCAGCTTAGCCCGGCGCTGCGGTCCATCTTCGGGTCGATCTCCCGCATCCAGGACTGGTGGCAGAACCTCACCAAGTCCATGGCCCCGATGCTGGCCGGGCCGCTGCATCAGGTAGTCGGGATGCTGACCCAGCTAGGCCAGCCGATCCGGCAGATGTTTGCCGGGGCGATGACCATCGTGGTCCCGTTCGTGCGGGAACTGACCGCCGGGCTGAAGGAGATCCTGCCGCTGCTGGGCCAGATGTTCCGCGCCAGCGGGCCGGGGTTCGCGCTGCTGACCCGGGGGCTGCTGGAACTGGTCAAGAACATCCTTCCCGGGCTGACCACCCTGATCAAGGCGACCGCGCCCTACATGGGCATGTTTGCCCGGACCCTGGCCACCCTCGGTGCCGATCTGGGCAAGATGTTCGCCGTCATGGCCCCGGCCGTAGGCCCGTCGATGAAGATCCTGGATGCGCTGCTGCGGCTGATCGGCTCCCTGCTGCCCGTCATCGGCAAGCTGGCGGTCATCTTCGCCCAGGCGCTCGGCCCGGTGATCATCGCCTTCGGCAAGGCGCTGGAACTCATAGAGCCCGCCCTGCTGATCATCGGCAAGGCGCTCGGCGGGCTGGCCAAGGCGGTTCTTAACGATCTTGGTTCGGCGCTGATCGCCGTAGCCAAGACGATCGTGACCCTGACCCCGAGCATCACCATCTTGGCCAAGGTGTTCTCCCAGCTTGTCAACGTGATGGAGTCCTCCGGCATCTGGGGAACGCTCGGCTCCGTCTTTGAGTCGATCCTGGCTCCCACCGCCAGGCTGGTGAACGCCCTGGTCAAGGGG